AAACGAGACCACCTACATGGCCTTGAGGGTTGGGGCAAGAAGTTGGGTTATCCTAAGCTGGCATTCGATAACTTCAATGAGTACTCCGATGAGATGCTCACGTATTGTATCCGTGACGTACAGCTCAATACAAAAGTCTATTTGATCTTGGTACAGGAATTCAAGGACACCTATGTCAAGCACCCTCTGATCGCCAAAGGCCTGCAGACAGAGATGGAGTTTGCAACTATCGAAGCAGGTATCCGTAAAAAGGGATGGCTCTTTGATATGCCCAAAGCAGTGGCCCTGCACAACAGTATCCTCGCTATCCTCGACACAATGGAGAAACAGCTTGAACCCCTTATTGGGATGCGATGTATTAAGAAGGACGGATTGGAGTATAAGGAACCTGCCTGGAGGAAAGATGGATGCTACACTATTAATACAGCTAAGTGGTTCGACATCCCTATTGAAGAGGGAAGACCTTCAAGAACTGGAAGACCTATTGAGGGACCATACTGCAGGATTTCTTTCGAGCAGAGTAAAGTATCATCAATTGAGGTTGTCAAAGACTTCCTCTACCGCATCGGATGGGTACCTGACGAATACAACGTTGAACGAATTGCTGGCAAGTGGGTTAACAAGTCCCCCAAACTTACAGAGTCTTCATTACTCCCTCTTGGGGAACCCGGAAAACTAATCAATGAATACTACACTATTAAATCCCGCTCAGGTATCTTGGCTGGATGGATCAAAGAAGCTGAAGCAGATGGCCGTTTGCATGGCCGTATGTGGACTATTGGTACCCCTACATTTCGATGCCGACATGAGGTGGTGGCGAACATCCCCTCGATTGATTCACTATACGGTAAGGAACTCCGTGGACTGCTTACATGCGAAGATGGTTGGTCGATTGTCGGGGCTGATTCCGCAGGTAATCAGATGCGAGGACTTTGCCATTACATCGGTAATGATGACTTTACGAATGAGGTAATCAATGGCGATCAGAGGGTGCTTGACGTAGGTGTCTTTGAACTCCTGTACCAAGATCAAATAGACCTTTGTATTGAGCTGTACGTCACGGATACAATACGTGAGCATCTCATCAGAGTACTCATTGAAGTTATCGAATGCCAGCTTAGGATAACCCAACTTCTTGCCCCAACCCTCAAGACCATGCAGGTGGTCTCGTTTGTAGCGCAGTGTTTGGGACATCACCCATGTATCAACGATCTGTTGGTGAGGGAGTGGTTCCCACCCGGTCAGATGTTTCAGAACAACGAAGTCATACCCGATGATGTTTTGACCGATTAGCACATCAGCTGTGTGTAGCTCATCCAGACCTTCTTGGAGATCTGAGTTGATGTTACCCGCTGTGGAGGTATACTTTAGGATATCTCCTGTGTCTACATTCTCGATAACCAACATCCAGATTTTGTTGACTGTTGGCATGAATCCTGAGGTCTCTATATCAAATACATAGCGTTTTTTCATTAGCCCTCCGGCGAATTGCTGACTCAGATGCTTTCTTTCGCGACTCTTCTGACCAAACCCTTGTTTTGTTAGCCGATGCCGCCGCCTCTTTCTGTTTATCCGTTTGTTTATGCCCTTTTCTTGCGGCTCCTATCTTCTTCTTAGTTTCTTCAGAATGTTTATGACCTAGTAAATTTTTATTACCCTCACCTGCACCATCACCACCTCCAGATAGGTTACAAAGGTTATACCCCATCTCACGGAATGAAGCTATCAGTATTTTTTCCGAATCTAAGGCTTCTCTTTCTGTTTCGAAGAATAAGGCTATATTGTGGATTAATCCATGCTTTGCAACGATTGCTTTCCACCATGGACTCCTTGATCTGTGAGATCCTGAGCGGTACCCACAACCTTTCCCGATGTAGAAAAGCTCTAGGGTATCTGCTTTGTAATGCATGTATACGTAATATTTCATATTAGACTATTTCCGTAGCGATCCCGGTAGAAGTCGGCTAAAGCCCTTGCTTCAACTTCCTCGGGATCAAAGTAATAGGATTCACTCTCGTTGTGTTTATTGTAGGTAGCACTCTTGACTTTGAATCCTTTACGACCTGTCAATGACTGACATACATGCACTATCTCATGACAGGTTGTATTCATAAACTCAGCTTTCATGTACGGGTTATCTTCCCAGTTAGCTAAGTATGGGTCCCTTACCTGAACAAAGATTTTGTTGTACTCTGTTGCATCAATAGTGGTTCCTGACTTAGGATCCTCTTCGTGGTAGTCCGTGAATACAATAACCACGGTGGGCTTCTCACGGATAACCACCAGATTAAACCGCATACAATAGTCATTCAGGATTTGAAAGAAGAGTTTCTTGACCCCACTTTCAACGTTATGAACACAACCAACAATCACTTTGATTTGTTTACTAGAGTACATCTGAGGGCTTGGTGAGCATTTCAATATAGTTCCTTTGGTTATATCGTAGCTGATCGATCACTTGGGTCAGTGACCAGTTTTCATATAACATGTAGATGATGGCGATAACAAGTAAGATGTCCATTAAAGTCCTGTATGTTGAGTCACCCATGCTTGAGCAACATGTTTGTTATGGTTGAATCCGTGACAATGATACTTTGGGTAGTGACCTTTCTCGTACTGTACTGTTTCAATCTCTGCTTCTTTCAGTAGATCCACTCCGGCCAGATCTTTATAGTTATCTCGATAGACGACCCTGTTGATTCCTGCTGTAATGCATAATTTAACGCATTCAATGCATGGTGAAAGCGTGCAGTAGAGAGTACTTCCAACCGAAGTTTCTGTGCTACGGCACAGTTTAGCAATAGCATGAGCTTCGGAATGTATGACGTGGGGCAATGTCTTACCGTTACCATCACGCATTGTATTGTCCCATCCTGGAGGAGTACCATTATAGGAATATGAAAGGATTGAGTCTCCGCGCGTGATGACTGTTCCGACTCTGGTTTTGATGTCATAAGATTGTTGCGCTACTTGCTCTGCAAAGGTCAAGAAAAAGAGGTCCCAATCAGTTTGTGATTTACTCATTTGTTTCTTTCGGAAAATAGTCAAACCACTTATGCATATCAGCAGCTTTCTTTAGCTGTGCCTCATGAGCGTGTTCTCTGTCAAGGTTCCATTCATAGAACAGTTCATTCATCATGTGACGTAATTGACCAAGCTCTTGGGACAGATGTACTCGGTTGGAGATACCTGTCTCGGGGTGCACTTGATCCAGACCAAATCGGAATACTTTGCTGATAGCTTGAATAACTTCAGCACATTCCTCTTGACAAATAACGGGGATTAGATCTTGCTTATTCATTGATGGTACTCACTTCTGCGATCACGTATGATGTGCTATTTCCATAGCATACTTCGTCAATTAAGAAATCTAAGTTAGATTCCATATACTCCTTTGCACAAGATTCGTCTTCTAAGGTAGGATCCTCAGAAGGGTCAAGAAAGAAGGTTACTGTTACTGCATACTTCATGGTGTTCCTTATTAGGTACCGGCTAAAACATCGATGATTCGCATGGACTTTCCCAAGTACCATGTTCCACCTTGAGACTCTGGTCGTTTGAGTGTTTCCATGTGGACGAACTCAACCTTACACCATACACGGTTTTTCTTACTGAGATGTGGTGCTACAGGTTCTGAGCAGATGTGCCAACCGGGACGATGAGCAAAGCCTTTTGTTGGTACATCCTCATAATAGTAGATTGTGTTGGGGTAAAGCTTCTGCCGTTTGTTTATGAATAGTGGCCCGAATGAACCATCTTTACGTTGCCTGAATAGTTTGTAGCCGATCATAAGTATACTTCCTTTGCCATGTGGTACCCTTTGTTAAACCCAGCAGCATCGCCCTCGTCATATGCTGTTTCCCATAGCTCTTGGATTGCTTCCTTCCAATTAGTTCCATTGTTTGGGGTGTTTGTTAGAAATTCCAGTAGTTCTTCGGGTGTCATTGTTTGTTCTCTGCTTTACAAATATAATATTCGTTTGAGGTACGCCTGTTTTCATTGTGTTCTTTACAGAACTGCTTAGCCAGTTTTAGATTAGAGAATACCGCTTTAGGGGTCGGTAGATAGAATGCTACTGGGGAGCTGTAGCTACTCATAACCACGTATAGGGTTTTCATCCGTCAATCTCCATATTACGAAAACCAAGAAAGATGGGATGCCGAGGTTTATCCTTTACACCGATCGGAAAAGATTTGTATTTGACAGTAACTCCGACAAGATCCGATCGATCACGCCACAATTGCTTTCGATCCTCCGCATTAAAGCCTGAGCCGATCGCAAATTCGATTCCTTCCGGTGTTCTGGCGATAATAGCACCGAGAGTTCCTTTGCCTGATAAGCCAGCTTTTGCTGTCGATCGCTTAGTTCTTCCAAGCTCGTTGGTCTCAGCTGTATTTCCATTATGCATTTCCTCTTCAAATCCGATTACTAGTGCTTCATCATCCACAAACCTCTTAAGCTTGTAGGTGTTCTGTTCACCCATTGTGGTGCGACCTTGCTTGTATACACCTTCACGGCATCGCACAATAACCCCCTCGTACCCATTGTTTAAGCATCGCTCTTCAAAGTCCAGTAATTCACGTTCATCACGAATGAATTCTCCGGGTAGTACTTCAACATGTACATCTTCTGCAAAGTGTTTTAGGGTATCATAGCGATATCCAAATTTGGGATTATCAGGCATCATCCAATTATCAAACACATAGTACTTGAATGGGCCTGTCTTCTTTTGTGCCATGACGAAACTGTTTGTGTCACGATATACGGTGGACGAGTTGGGATCACCCACAATAAGTTCTCCATCCAGACCATTCCAGTGATGTTTCCCAAGGATCCGTTGGATGGACTCATTTGGGATGTCCTTCATGGTACGACTTTTGGCTTGACCATCAACGATGACACATCGGATACCATCCAGCTTGGGGAAGGCGTATACCGGATATGGTAGTTTAGATGTGTCGGGGTTGTCACGACATAGTAGCATTGGTTTCATTTGAAGGCGGCCTCAGCGATGGTATATACATTTGATTCAATAACTACTTTATCGGCTGAAGAACCATCGTTACTTCCCCATTCGATGCGATAATCTGTTTGTTCTTTTACAGCGGTAGTTGTGGTGATTACTGACTTGATTTTTCCTTTACGAACGGTACCGTCACCATTGCGAAAGAATACAGTTTGCCCGGGAGTATATTTCATTTGAATGCTTCTTCTGCTGTGTTTGCAATGTTGTTTGATTGTTTCCATGCCTCATGGCTAAACCCTTTGTCACCTATGTAGTGTATTAAGTACTCATCTTGTATATAGTTAGGGTAGTTTGTTGAGCGTGTTGCTTTTACGTAACCTTTATGTACTGATCGATTATCATGGATGATGAATACTGTTTGGTTCAGTTCGTATTTCATTTGCGTAGGTTATTTGAAAGGTTATAGTACAGGTGTGACTGTGTGGTTTTAAGAGTGAGGATCAGCATGGTTTCCAGCTCATGCATCTCCTGTTTGGTTCCATACGCTAGGATAGTCCTGAGAAAGCGAGTAGGGCATTCTCCGTGGTCAGCCAAGAGTTGAGCTGATGAGCATACGTAGCCATCATCAGGTTTTCCAGTGTGCATACCAATGTACTTACGGTCATCATCTTTATTTACCCACAAATAACAGAATGCTTCTTTAGTGGAATCATCATACGCCTGTGTTTCCGCGGGGACTTCGACATTGTATTCACCTTTGATATGATCCTGCCAAATTTCCTTGACATATGCAACCATTGGGTCACCCTTAGCTGCGCGCCATAACACAACGAATGAAGCTGTTCCTTCATTAGCGCACAGGTACTCGTAGACCCATTTGTTGTGGAGACCCGTATACTCTTTTCCATTGATCGTAATACGGACCATCTCTTTATCTGTAGCACTACGGTACTTTTCACACTCTTGCACGGTACATTCATAGATATCGAAGAATTTCTGTGATCCTGCTACGAATCGTTTCACTGTTTTGATCAGGTTCATTTAGTACATGGCTTTCTATTAAGTGTTTTGCATAAGCGGTTCCACAATCGAAACCCTCACGGTGTAGTTCATCCAGGGAATCTTTTAAGAGATCAGATGCAGGGATCAAATGCTTCGTCTTCACGATAAGTCCTTACGTATTCGATGTCAGCGGGTGTGTTGTCTTCGTTGATTTTGTATTGAGCAATGAAGTGCTTATTGTCAATAACGGTTACCATGTTGGTTTTACAGTCGATGATAGCGAAAGAGGTGTTCATACATTAGACTTCCAAGTAGGATTCCGTGCAATAGACTCTGGTTTACGTTTGTCACGGTCATCGTTCAGAGTGCCGTGTAGTTCCCCATCCAGCAGAACAAGGATTGAATAACTAAAATACACGACATGAAATTCACCGTAGAAACCGGCCAAAAAGGCCAGTCCGACACAAAGGAAGAGATCGAACGCCCCAACCGCCACGCGGTAGAATCAGAGTTCGTGGGAGCCAATCCCGATCTAACTTGGAACGCCCTGTCTTTTTCGGATGGCATTGTTGGGATTGGGAAAGACAAGGTTATCGTTATCAAGAAAAAATAACCCCTCCGGGCGAAGCCGAAAACCCGAAACAGAGTAGGCGCAAACCACGCAAGAACAATTCCATGTCCACACCACCACCCACCTACCCCTGGCAACAAGCAGACATAGACACCCCGGCGCTATGCCGCAAACTCGCCCAACTGCTCACCGTCTGGCGGGAGATCGAAGCCGGTAGAAATCCGGTATGGGAAGAGTTTGCCCGACTACCATACTGTCCAATCACAACCACCAAAATCCGGGATGGCCTGGGCAACATGGAGCGCGTCACGCAAAAGACCTGGGCTATGCTCGCCGAACTTCGCGGCTTCAACCTGATTGTCACGACCGTAACGAATAGCGGAAACCAGCACCAAATCAAGCCGGAATCATGGGATGTAATGGTGGCTTTCACCGCAACCCTTTGGCCCGCTTCCGATCCGCACGACGCGATCCAGACCACCATCGAACGCTGCCAAGTCATAGGCCAAAAGAGCGGCCTACCCTTCGCGCTATGGCAGGTAATCAGCAGGGAGCCGCACACATCCGGCCAGGCCGCTACGGCAGTCGGTTGCAGCGCAGGAAAGGCCAGCAAAGCCCTCGGAAAACTGGTGGACTGCGGGCTTGCCCAGGCACCCATCCACAAAGGACAGTTTCGGATTTACCGGGGAATAGACGGACTAACATTCCTGCAAGACACGGGGAAGTTGGTGGAGGCCGGGATCATCAAACTTTATTCACCATCAAAATACAAGACCATGCTGCCCGTGTACGAATTTGAATTACGGAACACAGAAACCGGCCTCGTTTACTATCGCCAAGAAATGACAATTCCAGAAGCCGCCAAAGCAAACAAGGCGCTGCGTTTGGAAGGGAGCGATTCCAGGTTTATCAAACTTTAATTTTCACGCTTAAAATAAAATTCATCATGCCACAATTCACGCTTATCTACACCGAGAACGACAAAAAAACGG